AGGTTTGTTGCCGTTCTCAGCAGGTTTGTTGCCGTTCTCAGCAGGTTTGTTGCCGTTCTCAGCAGGTTTGTTGCCGTTCTCAGCAGGTTTGTTGCCGTTCTCAGCAGGTTTGTTGCCGTTCTCAGCACCTGCCCCTTTATACCCTTCATAGTATTGTGAAAGGTCTCTTGTAGACTGCATGGCTGTTTTATACCTTTCGTCCGCAGCCTGGTACATTGCAACAACCTGAGCTTTCTTGGCAGGGTCATTGACTGCCTGTCCCATCATACTGGACAGTTCGGACAGCTCCCTGTTATGGTCAGCTATAATTTTCTCCTGTGCAGCACGCTGCTGGTTACGTGCATACTGTTCCCGACCCCTCAAATATGCCCTTTCTGCCATCTTATAGGCACCGGTCTCTTTATATTGTGAGTAGCTTGACTCACCTGGAACATATGTAGCCATTTAGAACCTCGAATATACAGCATTGATAACATTCGGACTCAAAACATTCTTCAAATCCGCATCGCTGACAGTAAAGTTATTCACATTAAACCTGTTAAAGAACAATGACTCCCCATTGTTCCCCGTAAATGTGCTCCTGCCATTATTGTACCGCTGCATAGCACTGGTATAGAGCTGACGGGTCTTGAACTTGTACCCCTTGTTCGTAGCATGGGGGCTTTTCTGATTCTCCGCAGTCTCCTTTTTCTCGGAAGGCTTCTCCTCAGCAGGCTTCTCCTCAGCAGGTACAGCAAGCTGTGCCAAGTATGCCTTAGTCTTGCTGCCCGGTTTATATCCGGGTCTTGCAGCAAGCCACTCCTGTACCTTGCTAAGTGCAGCACTGTCACCCTTCTCATTGCCCGAAAGACCCAAATCGTTCAGCATGTCCGCAAACGTAAGGTTCTGCCTGCCTTGAGCAGGCTTGGCTGGCTTGGGAGCATCCTCTGCTTTCGGTCTGTAGTTGGTGTCCCCAAGCAATTTGACTCCGGCAGCATTGAACATGTCCATCTGAGGTGGTGTTCCTTTCTCAGGATTGCTTGGCATACCTGCCTTTGACGGAACAAAATCCACGTGCTCGCCTTCTTCCTGTGGCATTGCCGTAGGTGGCGTTCCTTTCTCAGGATTGCTCGGCATACCTGCCTTTGACGGAACAAAATCCACGTGCTCGCCTGCTGCCTGCGGCATTGCCATAGAGGACGTTCCTTTCTCAGGATTGCTCGGCATACCTGCCTTTGACGGAACAAAATCCACGTGCTCGCCTGCTGCCTGTGGTGTCTGTGGTGCCTGTGGTGCCTGTGGTGCCTGTGGCAAGGTACTGATGATATTATCCAGAGCAGCTTTCTGCTCATCACTCATATAGTCGAAATCTTCTGTAATATCGATACCATGTTCGAGCATACCGTCCCGAACTTTCTTAAGGTACATCAGTTTCTCCTCTTTCGGAAGAGGTGCCTTTACGTACCAGTCGCTTAAAGCCTGCAAATCATTACTCATATATGTTTTCCTCCATAATTATACTTCTGTTAAAAGCTGTACGTCAATTTGCTGCGTCAGCTGCTCAGTACGCTTCTGTGTAAGAGGCTTAACCGAAACGCTTAGGCTGGATATGCAGATATACTGGTCACTCCATATATGCAAACGTTCCCTGTTGCCCGTGCCACATTTGCTCTGATATCTGTATGTATAATATCCAAAGTTTCCTGTGGTAGTAAACAGTTCCTTAGTAAGGAACACATGCGCCGGTCTGTCAGGAACTACTTTGCCGCCCTGCGACATGGTTTCTGCAAGCACGTTCACGACAGCATACTGCTTCTGATTGTACAGCTTGGACATATCCATAGACCAATGGAACGTAACCTCCCATTCAAACAGACAATCACTGCTTTCAGAAGTACCTAAAGGAGAAGTAACCAGAAGGAAAGGATTATGCGTCCAGCCCTTTACTTTTACTGTATCCCCAATAGTCTCATCTACAGACTCATATTTTGCAGGGTATTCCCTGAAAGGGTGGTACTCTTCACGAGGAACCCTTTTCCAAAGACCATAGTTGCTCTTAATCTGCTCAAGCATATAGTCCTGAACCACGAAGCGGTTTATTATGCACCTGTTTGGTCCCTGGTAGGTGATTCCGCAAGGAAGCGAAAGTGTCTTAAAGCCGCTGCGCGTATTGCAGATAGTCCTTGTAGGCGGAGGAACCTCACCTATGAACTTACTGTCCTTGAGGCGAGGCACAATGACATTATCCGTCTCATCAGCATCGTCAAGCACCTTCTTGTCCAAACGTACAAAAGTAGCAAGGCATGGCATGATAACTTCCTGATTGATAAAGTCGTAGACACCATAAACAACATCCCTGAACCTTTCAAGTGTATCCACCACCTGTAGAGAGGTACCTCCAGTAAACTTGTAATAGTTTCTGGTAGTAGGGGAATACAGAATAGCCTCAAACGGGTCGGCACCCACAAAAGTAAGACCCAAGCAAGGCACACCGTCCTGTACCATAGTGACACCCCTTTCCTGCGTAAGTGCACAGATGTACTCATTCGTATATCTGTACTTATTCTTGCCTATGGCAAAATCAACGGAAACAGGTGCCTTGTATGCTGACTGCAAGTCACGGTTTTCTGTAGTAAGTGATGTCACCCCATCTATGACAGACATGACCTGCGCTGAAAGTGTCTTCACAGTGGCAGGAAGAGTCGTCACAAATTCGGTGAACACCGGAAGAGCATAACGCCTAATGCCCTTATCCTCTCCGACAGTACCTGCCCGCATACCCTTGCCTTCACCCGGCTGTGTCACGAGGGTGTATACCCTGTCATTGACATCACCAACAATAGCAACCACAGGGTCGGACTTAAAGTTACCCAGATATTCGTTCTGAGGCAGCTTGTTGCTTCTTTTGAAGCGGTCATTTACCAGGAAAGAATACAGCCACGTCTGATGCTCCTTGTTCATTCCTGCTGCGCCGCACCAGTTCACGACACGATATCCATACCCATCAAAAGCATGGTAAGCCTTCTCCTCGAAGCAGCAGTTCATGCCTGTCTGATTCAAGGCAAGTGCCCTCGGCGTTATGGCATATGGTCGCAGATATCTCCGGTCGATGCCTCTCTTTACTTCTATAGCGGTATAAGGGGAGGCAACACCACAGAACTCATCAGAAATGACACAGTTGCTAAGCTCACCGTCAATCAGCTTGGTGTCCTTGCAGGATATCCACGTAGTCATTCCCACCGAAGCCGTCTGACTCAGCTGCCAGTTCTCGTCGATGATGTAATCCTGAAAAGGAGGCGTAGCAAAAACAGGCTCGGACTCCCCTATGTTCTCATTCTTAAAATCATTCGTAGGCAAGAAGGACTCGGCACCTATGACATAAGCCATTTTTTCGGGCAGCCTGACCTTCTTCTGCTTACCTTTGAGCATCGCAATATAATAAGGGATGTCCCCGTCAAAATCTGAAAGCAGGTCATCGGAAATATTCGCGGTGACAAAAGAAGGCTGTCCTCCGTCAATCTGCTGCTTAGGCTTGTCGCTCTTCATGCTCAGCCGCCAAGTCTTGTTCTGCGTAACAACATCTACGGACTCGTCCACAATCTGCTGGGCAGTATCTATGCCAAAGCAAGGGTACATGAAGCACTCTGTCCTTGAGCCATACTTATGCTTGCCCTCAATATCATAGATATGCTTTGAAAGTCTTCCCGTTATGGATGAAGTTATCTTTCCACTGCCCAAAGAATTGAGCAAATCAGGCAGTATCTTCAGCGCAATCTTCGTAGCAGCACATGCCACATTCAGGGCTGCCCATGCAATAGCCAGTGCAATGTTCGTAACCGTAGTAAATGAAGCACCCACAACCAGACCGCCAATAGTCCAGCCCGAACCGGCATTGCTCTCAATCTTCTTGTTCACGGCGTCTCTCGCAGCCACAAGACCTTCATGTATCTTCTCTATCTGAAACAACGTAAGCGTGCCCATAAGGTATATGAGCCTCTGCTGAGTAAACTCAGCCTGCACGGACGTTACCGATTGAGCAACACACTGTGCCACGAAGTTATGATTGACATATCCAGCACCCGCTGCTATGTTCTGCTTGTCCGAAGTCGAGTAGAACATATCAAGCGTCTTGATGGCAGTCACCTCCGATGTCTGCACGGGATTCATCGACTGCAAACGCATGTTTGCAATGGACATGCTGTTCAGATTCTGCAAAAAGTTCTGGTTGTACTTCCTGCCCTTATCCTTGACAGAGGCTTGATTCTGCATAAGGTTGACACGAAGCTCGTCCTGCGCCCATTCAGAAATCGTGACAAGAGAAGAGGCAAGCAGGGGAAACGGAAACTTGTACGGGTCCTTGTTCTGCTGAGACTGCTTGACCGACTGCCTGTCAAAAGACAGCTCGTCCGAAGAGATTGCCGACTCCTCTTTGGACTTATCATAGGAATCTGTAGCCTCTTCAGCAGAATAATTCTTCAGCAGGGACTCCTTTGTAAGGTCCTTAGACTGGTATATTGAGGTGGAGTTATAGTGTACATATGCTGCCTGACCCAAAGTCTGCTGCAAATAATTTGCAATGGATATCTTAGGCTTGAGCATGTATAGCATAGGATATCCAAAGAAAGCAAGCATTACGTTCCATGCCGCATTGGACTCAGGCATCAAGTCCTTGAAGCTCCTCACGTAGAACATAAGGTCCCCGAACACAGTGGACATATATGAAGCCGAGTCGTAGTTGACCGCATAGTTGTTGTTGAGCGGAAGACTGCATACATGGAATGAGCCTTTTGAATATGCGATATGAGACACTATAGAAGGAATACACTTGCTGACATACCACTGCTGCGAATCATTTCCGACAATCATATCCGTCACAGTGAACAGCTCGGACAGCGAAGAGATATTGTAGCTCTTATCCGCCAATGCCGACAAAGGCTGCACAGTACCTGTGAAGCCTAAGGACACATCAAAATATCTCTCAGGTATTTCCCCACCCGTAAGAAGTCCATTGACACCTACAAAGCCATATCCCTGTATGACCTTAACCAGTTTATGTGTACTGGTGTCTATGACGACTGCCCATTGATTAAAGTTATTGTCATAATGTATGCCTACTATGAGATAATTATCTATACATGTAGCAGTCCATTTTGACTGACTGACAAGGTTGTCTAGGACGAGCGTAGAATATGTATATATATTTCTATTATCAGGGCATAGCGGAGTGCCAAGCTCCCTTGTAATAAGTTTGCAGGCACACTCAAAGGAGTCCATGCCGTCCAGAGGGTCATATACCTTAAGGGATATACTGCCCTTACCCGGAATCACGGTAACAAATCTTGCAGACTGCCCTGCATATGCAGATGTCCCAAAATATCTCAGCACATCTGAAGTAAGTACATCATGCCTAAGCCACTCAGCACTCTGCTCGAAGGTATCCCCGTCCCAGTCTGTGAGTGTATCCGTCTTTTTACGAAGAATGAACCTGCTCTTATCCAGGACCAGAACATGCTCCTCATCCACCCACCAGAAGCACTCCGTTTCCGATGTGGTAGACCACTGCTGCCTCAGGAACTGGTACTCCTTATCCGTCTCTACCTTCATAAAGGATTTCTGCACAAGCTCCGGTCTGTCCACAGGTGTGTACAAAAAGCACATGCTCGATTTCTTGTGACTGTTCAGCAGGTCTGACATCCTAAAAGCAACGGTATCCCCTTCAACAAGAACCTGCATATCCGTCAAAGACAATGAAGCCACGGAAACATTCTTCTCGTTATATGCACCCCTGACAAGAAGGGTTATCCTGCGTATATCCTCCGACGTAAGCTGCAAAGCGTATATCGAAGTGTCCGTCCACACCTCGTCACAATCGCGCACATTCCCATCAGAAAGGGTCAATGTCGCCTGCATCATGTCAAAATCTATCTGCAACAGCTTATCACCCTGCACAAGAACGGATGCAACATTGTCCTTAAGGCTGACCAGCAAATCGTCACTATTGAAAAGATAAGGTATCTGAAACAAGAGACTATAGCTGACCGGGACATGCATACTCAGCTGCATACGTTGTATAGGAGACACATTCTGGGCAATGCCACCAGAACCAGAATCAGCTGCAAAAGAGCTTACATTAATATTCCAAACAGTACCATTGCCATCAGTGAATGGCAGGACATCCTCTATCTTAGGTACATTACCCTGCATGGAATAAGAAGATTCTATAGCACTCCGAACAACACCATTCTTCACAGTGCATATGCTCAAAGACTGCCCAAAGTCCTTAAGATAGTCCAAATCATCACTACTACGCTTAGAGAAGTCCATGTAAAAGTTCAGCTCGCCCAAAGACCACTGCAAGCTGTCCAGCAGTTCATATATGGTAGAAAAAGAAAACTCGTTGCCCGAAAGGAGTTCAGATGTGTCTATAGAGGAATGAACACTGCTGATATATGTAAAGAAAGAACCTTGCTTCGTCTTAACGGCATTGCCGTTAATGGTGACACCCAGAGTGTATTCGCTGTCAGCAGAAGTCATGCTGTATGACCTGCTTATCATGTAGCTCTGCATGTTGCCGGACGTGCCTGACGTACTGAGGCTGCCCGTAATAAAATGCTCAGGCAGATAGTATATGTCACTGTCGCTAGGAACTGTGTCCGTATAAAAAATACGCTGCGCGGAATCAAGGGCAACAAGACTGACACCCATCGAAAAAGAATCCTGGCATGAAGCCTGTACCACCTGATGCGTAAAAAGGTTTCCGGCATCCACATAAGAATTACTGCTGATGGCAGCTTTCTCCACTCCAAAGCATGTGCTGTCCAAAGCAGGTGTCAATAGCTCTTCCGACTTAATATATACAGAAGATGCCACCTTTGCCATGCAGCATACGCCCCAAAAAGCACGTGTGCTACTTTTAAGTTCCTGGGCATAGTGCACTTTGGAATTGCTGAATTTCGTGACAGCACCCTTGACGTGCTCAGGAGGCTCTATGGTAACAGTGTCACCGTCAATGATGACACGTGCATTATCTCCGGCATAGAAAGGACTCTTCGACAAGTCAATCTCATATATGCTTTTTCCGGCAGAAGTCTGTTCATAGATTGAATCATTATCAGTGGACACAAAATGTCCCGAACCTTCTATAACCTCATCATCCTCGTCATAGTCATATGCATACTCAGGAGCACTGCCTACTTTTATGCCTATATCCTCTATCGTAAAGTGGATAGCCTTTCCAGGCGCAGTCCGCTTCACATGAATCATTTCCCGGACGTTCTCTTCAGAAAGGTTCGTGTATGCCGTAGACAGCGTGAATGTCCATGTATCATAAACCGTAACTGCATCATCTGTATCAGAGCTTTGATGATGTATGTACTTCTTAGTAGAATACCTGACCGAAACATAGACATCACGCACAATGGAATCACCATCAGAAACTGCCACTGCCGAGTGACAATAGCTATCAGCCTTGTCCACCGAACCTTCCCATACATGTATGGCACCCGACGTAAAGGATACTTTGGATGAATAAGCCTTTACTTTAGCAGTACATTCAGCCCATATCTTCGCAGGCACAAGTGACGTACTTCCAGACAAAGTATGTGCCTCACCCAAAAAGATATCCGCCTTAGCAACAACGTCACCCTCATCGAAAAGCAGCTGCATATCGCCACTCTCCGAAACTGTATGGGCATCTGCGGTAATACCAAACCAAAGAGGGATAGTGTGCTCTATGACCTGTTTGTTGTAGTTCCCGTCGAACGTACCTTTACCAGAGCAGACGTTCCTGTACAGCCTGTCCGAGCCGTCACTTCCATGCAAGGAGCCTACCCATTTATTGAAGTCTACGTCAGCAGCCGTGTTGCTCACCTTAGAAGACGGGACAGATAGACTCAAATCCTTCACAAAGGGCACTATCTCCTGAAGGCTGACCTGCGGTCTGTCCAAAAAGTCCAGTGGCACCTCAAAGTTCGCAGAAACAATGCCCTTACCATGCTGGACAAGTGCCACCTTCTTGATAAGGGAATCACCCTTCCTCATGTACAGAAATATACCATCCCCTTCAGAAGTAACCTGAAGCACAGTATCCTCATCACCCCAGAAGGAGCCCTCAGAAGAGAACTTCGTAAAATTCCCGACAAGATAGCTGCCATTATACACACTTTTTGACGGAGGATGTATCCCGTCAAAAACAAGGTCTACCGTAGCAGACTTGTCCTGAAGAACAATCTCCGTAGTGTAATCGGACTTAAGCTCGGCACTGTTAAGCTGTATGTCCTTATGGGTGCCCTCATTGAGCATGACCGTATTCAGTATAGGGTCGGCATCAAGCACAAAAGGCTTCCCGTTGATGCTCCCAGTAATAGTCGTCTTTTCGGCATCCTCTATAGCAACTGTGTCCCCGTCAAGATGCCTGCTGGAAGGAACATAGTATAACGAGCCTACCTTATTGCCGTCGGTGTCCCTGAACACAAAAGCATACAACGGCTTGCTGTTAATCAGCTGCTTGGACACGGTAAACCTGCCCGCCTTGACGGATACCTCGTCTATCTCAAACTGGTAAACACTGTTTCCAGCCGCCCAGCCATCATGCTCAAAGCGGACAGACGACGGCAAATACTGCCCCTGAAACTGCTGCCTATTATGCTGAAACTTTGGGCTACTTACAGGAACGAGCATATCCGAACTCTTGACATCAAGAGGCGACTGCAAAGATATGTCTATTTTCTGTGCACCTTCCATTGACCAACTCCTAAAGTTTAACGTTTCCTGCCTTTACCTCCGAAATGTATGCCGACATAAGGAACCTATGCACCGTATCCGGCACGGCTATGCCCAAAGCCTCAAACTTAATGAGCACAGTTCCAACTGCCACTATCAGCTCAGGAGGGTTTATAAAATAAGGCAGTGTCTCAAAGGTTATCTTACCGTTAATTACCTTAAGTAGCAATCTTGAAGTGGCGAGCTTGATGTAATCCTGCGGATTTTCCTCAGCCTTCTGCTCATCCGAAAGAGGGTCATTCAGATGCACCGGCTGCATGTTTATGTAGGACTGCTCCAGCAGCTTGTTCACCATAGACCAGTCAAGCGTGCGCTCGTCCTTCGCAAACTCAGGAAACTTAGACAAAAACTTCACATAAAGCAGGAGCATACCCTTTATGAACTGTGACATCCCCGACATCTGTGCCTGGAACACGCTGTCCCTTGCCTGGTCCAAAGCGACAACAGCAGCAGCAGAACGCATGTTCTCCATATCAAAGGAAGCGTTCTGTATTCCCGCAAGCTCATACATGGTAGTCTTATGCGACTGAATCTCCGCATCAAGCTGCGGGTCAAGCGGTGTAGGGTTAATGACGGTCATAAGCTCCGTAGCCGACCTTGAAGAGTCTATGTAAAGAGCTTCGCCTGCACCGTTCGTTATGGACTTAAGGGCAATGTCCACATCCGAATTGAATACGGGCACGGCTCCTTTGTACATGCGTATAATCTGCTGCTTCTTGGCGGCAATCCTATTTATCTCCCTCTGAATAGGGTAGAGCAGGTCAAACATCGAGCTTGTAAGATGCCTAGAGAAAGACGTGTCCCAAGTAAACGTGCACATGAGCACCTCATCAAAAGGATAGCTCATCGAAGGCAGTGTCTTCCCTGCAATAGTTGTATATACCTCATGCTTTATGCAGTCAAAATACATGCTGAACTCAACGGAGTCCTTACTAGCAAGACTCTCCAAAAGCTCAGAGGACTCCTCGGCAGGCAGCTCCTTTATATAATGGAACACTTCCGACACCGGAAAAGCATAGTCACGGTAAAGCATCTGCTTGACACAACGTCTGTTGAACTGGCTCTCGAACATACCTATCTCATAGTCGTTCGCCTTCACCATCTTTCCTGTAAAAGGGTCTATGAACACATGTGAATAGCCGAGTATGGAAGCATTGTGAAAAGCCTCTATGCTCATACGCGTGAGGTCATCCTGCTTAATGAACTTACGCAGGACACGCTCGACCTCATCCTTGTAGACAATGTACTCATAGCTCTGTTCCTCAGACAGCAGCTTCGGGGTAAAGGATATGGTTCCCAGCCTAGACGTAATCTGGTCCACAATCTGCTTGAGATAATTGTAGTTCGTGCCATATCCCGTGTCGCTGCGCTCCTGCTCCATAGCCGTAAACGGAGGCGCGTTGTATGCAACCTGACAATATGAAGCTGCCTTCAGCGAAGGAAACATCTTGTTAAAAAAAGCGCATATCTTAAGGAACTCACGAGAATACTTGCCCTCAATAATACTATTCAGCCTGTGAAAATCTGCACTGATGCCTTCAGGAAGTTCCCATGTATCCGTCTTTTCCCCAGGATACAGTGTAGGTCTGTATTCATGGTTTACCTTATCCTGTGACCAGTTAATCATTGTCCTAACTCCCTTATGCCTTTCAACAGGTTCGACTGCCTGTGGCTAGCATGATAGTATGATGATATGTCTTTGTAAATGTCCTTTTTCAGGGCATCACTGATGACAGATGACGGAGCTATCTTGAAAGCCTCGCCAAAAGCATCATCAGCCTTGGCACCCTTCCTACGTGAATCAGTATACTTGGCATATGCCCCATTCATGTCAGTCATTTCCTTTAATGGTGTAATCTCAGATGCCACCAGCTCTTCAGGAAAGTCACGCTGGAAAGTAAGACCCTTATCAATCGCGTCATCAATGCTGAGGAGCTTGCTTTCCGGGACACTAGCCAGGAACATGCGCACGTCGTCCCGACCACCATCAAAAGCCCTATTGTCATCAGAGTACCTGTACAACGTATCTACAAAATTGTCCCATGTCTCGTCCGAATCGAAGTTAAGCCACTTTGGGTCAATCGACATGTGCTGGGCACCCTTATCATCACCTGTGATGTACGTTGAAAGACCACCAAGTCTTTCCCTCTGCGGGTAAAGTCTGTTCGTGAGATACTCGTAGTCATTCTTCTCGCCGTCAGCATACATATGTGACAGGCTGCGCGACTCCTTGGCAGATTCCGGCACATGTGAGGTAATCTCGTTGTCCATCGCCTCAAGCACGGTGTCACTCGTATCAGCAAACGAATTGTCCACAGTGTATGTGCTGTACCTAGGGTCGGGTCTGCCTATGACGGAAAAGCCGTAGTGCATATTGCTGCGCGGATATATATTACCCTTATGCAGCAACCTTCCATTATCAGTTGTATCAGTATCAGGAAGAGCCTCTTTCGCCTTGTGTATCTCGCCTACCTTTGTCTGAGGCTCCTCTGAATACACATAAGGACTGTACAACGAGTCACCGTCCACAGCATACAGTCTAAAAACATACTTATCATTGCCCATTGTCCTAGACTCCCCATCAGCTACTTTCTTGAATGTAGGCGTATAAATTCGGATACTGCCGCCTCATCATCAAGATGATTGAATATGCTGTCATCAAGTGTGCCGGCAGCCTGCGACTTTTTGGCGGCATCATATGTCAGAGTAAAGGACACACCCTCCCTGTTCGTAACCGTCAAGGACAGTCCCTTACCAGCAATCTCCGACGCACGCACGAGCAGCACCGCAAGGAAATCGAAAGACCAGCCCTGCTTCTGCAAAAGTCTCAATGTCTTCCTTCTCCTGCACTGCTCGAAATAGATGTCTATGAGCTTCCTGAACAAAGAAGGCTCCTTTGGCTTATCCTTTCCTTTCTTGCCCATCAAAACCTGTCCTTGACACCCTCAAGAATGTTGCCCTGTGTCTCACGGCTTTTCTTATCCTTGAGATAGTCCGTAATGAGCTGGTCCCTTCTGTCCGCCTCATCGGGAATCACATTATATGTCTCAAAGCTCTTATTCTTGAAGAACTCCCTCAAAGGCTTTTCGTCCTCTTTTGTAAGACCATAATTGGAAGCTATCTCAGGTGTAGTGACCGCTTTGTGTATCATAGCCTTATAATAATCAGCCATAGACTTGACACCCTGCTTACGGTCATCATTTCCGATGTGATTCTGGGCGAACTTCATGGCACGTGCCTTTGCAATGCGCTCATCAGCATCACCCACGTAGTCCTTGAGCTGCTTTTCCTCGGCAGCCTTGTCCCTCTTCCTGATTATAATTCTCCTTCTGCCTGCCTTCGCCTTCTCGTATTCTTCCTTAGCGGAATCCTTGTCCAGCTTATCAAAGTCCACCATCCAGCCCGGCTTTGAAAGACGCTTCATGTTCTCAAGGTAGTAGTCAATGTCCTTCGGCTCCCCTTTCGAATTGAGGGCAGCATTTCCGCTGTAGTCAGCAAAAATAGGAGCAGTTCCCCATTTCTTCCAGTCAATGGCATCATCATAGTTGTAGATAAGGTTCCATGCATCAACAGGGTCTTTCTGCCACATAGGATGCCTAAAGTTATATATAGGCATACTCATAAAAGGAAAGACAGGACGCATACTCATTGACCCGTCCGGCTTATATATTATCTGCCCGTCCTTCGTGCGCGGAACCCAGTCACCCGTGGTACGAGGACCCCTGCCCTCAGGGTCATTCTCAGGGTCGTAGTCAGGGTCAGTATACTTATACAGCGGCGCAAACAGCGGGCTGAAATCCATAGGTCCGTTCAATATATTGGTGAGCACCCTTGACTTTGCCTCGGACGTATTGTCAAGCGTAGGGTCATCCACCTTCTCAGAGTACATGAAGTTCTCGATGCCGGAAGGAGACCTTCCGAAATCCTGCTTAGGAAAAGCTGTGTCACCATAGCCAAGAACATGTATACCATAACCGCCGCCTGCATGAGCACCGACCGGATTATGGCTGCCCCCTTTCATCGCATGGGCAATCACGTTGTCCGCAGGGTCACCCACCCCATAATAGGCATAGAGACCGGGAATCTCGTGCGGCTGCTTGCCGACAATGCCGTGAAAATGCACGTCCTCCCCGGCACGCTGGGCTGCATAAGGAGCATACTGATTCAGATATTGATACAGTAAAGGACCGAAAGGCACCTCATCGGCATCGGCATCATCGAAATTATTATAATTCGCCCTGTCCCCCATAGCCTTGCGCTTCTCAAGCTCATTGGCATACGCCGAATCCGTGTATTTCTTAATCTTAAAAACAGGTTCCGCCCTGTTGAAAACACCGTTGTCAAAAAAAGACCTTCCCTGCCCATAGGGAAGCATTACATCAAAGTGCATAGAAACTCCTTATACTAAAATCTGATAATATTCCACAGTGTATACTATCCTTTTTCACTTTCATTGTCACAACCCCATCAAGCCTTTTAGGATACTGCTTTGCGTAGTGTCTTTCTTGAACTTCATAAAGTCATCATAGATATATTTCAGCTGCTTGTCAGACAAGACAACATCATGGCAGCCACTGTATATGTTTTTCAAACGCTCATCAGAGTATGTTGACCTATCATACCAGTCAAATGCCCCGCCTTTCTGCGTAGCCTTTTTCAAGATGTCAGTATCTGGCACGTAGCTGCCTGCAAGACCTGTATCAGGCAAATCTTGCGCAGCATAGTACACTGCTCTACAATCCGCTCTTAGTTCCTTGAAATCATAGCATAATGTCATAAGTACGTTGCTTATCGACTTAGCAGCTTCCATGTTGGCTTCCTGTTCTACCGGACCTTGCATAAGCCAATCAAGTACATACTTCAAATAAGTCAAGCACTCATCTATGTCCTTAAAGGCTCTATTAGCATAGCTAGATTGTTGACGTATATCAAAGTCTACATCTATATCAGCATTTTCCAAAATGTCGAATAGCTCCCGACCCATGCTCGTAGCTTTATCACACCTGCTTATGCTTTCATTAAGTACATTCTGCAATAGACTATACACCTTCTGTACATCTTTATGTTTTGATGCATCAAAATTAAGGTCAGACACCTTCTGTGTATAGTCCTCTACTACTGGAATTAGATTATCTAAGTATCTTAAAACAGTAACAGCTTTGCTCATGTAAATCATTTTAGCATTGTTAGTCATAGCATTAGGTATGACTGACTTTTTAATGATACGCTTCAACTGCACTTCCGGCAGGTAATCCCTTGTAGGGTCATAGTTGTCTTTGATTACATCATTATAGTTGATGACATCACTATCATCTGCCTCAACGATAAGTGGCAATGTATAAAAGCCCTTATAGCGTTCACCAGGTGCTATATTATAAGCTAGACTCGCAGCATCCTTATCTGCACTACTAAAATGCTTAGCATATTGACTATGTTCTTCAATCTTATCCAAAGGAGTGTATGAAACAGTGTTTATATCCTTATCATGGTCAATTTTATGCCAGCCACTGAAATAATCGTCACCATGCCGCTTGTCCTTGTTGGCAAATGCCAGTGCCGAGTATCCACGCTTCAAGTCAGGACCGACTGTTTGAAAAGGGTCCTTATCACCTAGCGAATGTATCTGCACAGTCCTATTCGGATGTGCATTTGAACTATTATCATACTCCCTGTCAACATCAGACAGCTTGTCATCTATCTGGTCAGGCGGCAACTCCAGGAATGATTTACCTGTTCTGTTGTCAATGTATTGTCCCATATACATTGGGTATAGTGCTGCATCAGGATTAACATTGCCCTTATCATCAACGTCCTCGTTCCTGATGTTATACATCTTGATAAACTTTCTTATAGCCACACTACACCTCTTATACTAAAATCCGATGGCGTTCCACAATGCATATCGCATTGCAGGCAAAAGGTCAGGGTGGTAAGCCTTAGAATCGACTTCCTTGTAAACCTCACCGTTCGGACCCCTCTTCAATATAGTTGACTGCAACTCATGCTCACATTTGCTGCCCTGCATAATGAGCAGGTCACCACGGCGGAGCAGGTCCCTTATCTTATCATACATAATGGACTTATCCGTCTTATGCGCGTTCTGTATGTTGATACGCAACGTATCATATCCCTCACCTTCAAGGCGAAGATTGATGTTGAAATGGTCAGTCAGGTGCTGGTCAGAATCATCAGCGTCCCAAAGAATACGCTTGTTCGCTTCCTTCGGGGAAAGGTCAGGGAAGTAGTCAAGTGCAGTCTGCCATGCCGCCTTTACCTGCTCCCCTAAGTACTCCAGCTGCGAGATAGACCTGTCCATGATATCAAGTCTGTTGAACTTGTCCTCCCAGAACTGATAGCCCCTCTTCTCATCGTCGTTCCATACACATCCCCAAATAGTATCATTATCGCCGACACCATAGTCGATTCCGAACAGAATACGCGTAGGCTGCAAGGCAGGCACAGCTTCACGCGTATCAAACGCCGTGTACTCAGGATAAAGAAGAAGGTCATCATCATACGCCCATTCGCCATTGTACTCACGCCGCGCAAAAGAACTTGACCAGTCCAAGCCCTTGTCGTGGAGAACCTTCTCGACAAACTGCTCCCTAGCCTCAAGGTTCACAGGATGCGGGTTATCACGCCATGTCCAGCTAAAATGAGGCACGTCCCAGTTCTTCCACACCATCTCGCCGTATGTGCCCTTAACCCTCGGCGGAGTCCCGGCACAGATAAACGTATAATCATCGGCGTAGTCAAGCTGCATAGGCTCAAGGACTTCCCTCTGCATGTACTCAAGAAGCTCGCTCTTGAGATGGAAGAACTCGTCTATTACGATAACCTTGGCAGCCTTACCACGAATCTGGTCAGGGTCCTTCGTGTTCGAAAGACCGCGTATGATAATCTGAGAGCCGTTGTCAAAATGCTTCCAGTCAAAGCGCATACCCCTCTTGTTCTTCAGCTGGCACACGTCAATGATGTCCTGTGCAGCTTTGTTTACAAGTGCCTCCGACAGCTCCATAGTCTCACCGATGTACATCACCTGTGTACGGGGCTTCCTCAAGCACTCAATCATAAGGAGCGCAACAAGCAGGTGCGTCTTTCCAGCACGGCGAGAACAGCACACGAGCTTGACACCGTTGCCCGAATTAAGTACCTCAAGCTGCTTGTCAAACAGTGTCTTGATAATTGCATATACGTTGTAGGAATTGTCATAGTCATATTCGACCTGCTTGGTCTCAGCAGGTCTGCCGTCCACACGGTCATGCAGATAGATGGCAAGCCGCGTGTCACCACGAAGGGCACGCCTATACATGGCACGCTCCAGCGTGTCCTTGCGCTGCTCCTCGCTTCTAAAGCACGTCATAACAAGCTCGTTGACAACATCAACCTGCCTTGCAGCCTCCCTCACACGAAGCTCAATCAGCTTCGTCTGGTTCTTGGAGACAGCATATGACTGCATGTTGCCCTCTTCATCCGGCATATCAAGGGCACCCGTAATAGAAGCCGACGTGAGCAGGTTCTGCCAGTTCGCAAAGCTGTTCTCGGCAAGCCGCTGGGCATACTGAGGGTCCTTCTGCACGAACTCAGCCAGCGTCATGTCCGCCGCACGCGCTATCTCATAGATAGAATCAAACTGCGGCAACAGCTCGGAAGACTTCTGAGTCTCGACAACAGGCATATCATCGGCAGCCGGCTGCTGCAACATCTTACGTATGCCCGATGAGAAAGATTCACTCTTTGCAATGTCAAGCTGCTGCTCCTTTATGTCGGACTCCTCCTCAAAGGCAGCCCATTCGTCAGCTGCCTCAGCTGCCACCTCCATAAAAGGCTTCGCAACTACTACCTCATGCTTCTCATCTTCCATCAAAGCACCTCTATGTAGTCAACTGATTTGAACAGCTCAAGGACCGCCTGCACCTTGTCACCGGCTACCCTTATCCTCAAAAGGGTACTGTCAGGTTTCTGCGCAGCCTTGTGACGTGACGGTCTCTTATGCACGAACTTATTGATTGCAGGAGCGTGATAGCTAGGAATACTTGCGCAGAACTTCAATGCCCCTTCCCTGGAAATCTTCCCGTATGAAGAGGTAATCTGCAAAAGCATCTTCTTTGCCTGTTCCTCGGTATCCGTATCGATGTAAAGCACCGGCAATGCCTGAGTAACAATGTCCTCGTCCTGCAATGCAAGTTCAGTAAGAGCTGCGAGTCTGCCATGCCCGTCAAGCAAGAAATTAACGTCATCCTTGCGCCAGACAACAAAAGGCATCAGAAGCCCTTCATCACGTATGCTGTCCGCCAAAGTCTTGATGTCCTTGCCCGTTCTCTTCTTAAGGTCACCCTGAAATGGTGTGAGTTTTCCCAAAGTAATAACGTCAGATGTATGACACATAATCTTAAGCATAGCGTACCTCTACACTATGCTAACATAAAAAGACACTGTTGTTAACATGCTTTTCTTTGCACTTTACTGACATTAATTAACATCGTTAAAGTACAAGGAAAAAATACATACATTGATAGACCTGCATTTTTGGACATATAGGAGCTTATTTTTAGCCATTTTGAAGTAATTAGGCTACTTTTTACACTAATTATAGCACGGGATGAACAGGAACGACCCCCTTCTGAACGTTATTCTTAGCCATTTTTTTACTGATTATTGGAAAAGGTCTATCAATGTATAAAAAAACTTTATTTTTTGTCATTTTTCTATACCGGACTGGGAAATTTTTAATTTTGTTAATATGTGTATGTAACATATAATATATGTCTGTATGATGTGAAAAATCACATTTTTCAAAGTTTTTTTATACATTGATAGACCACTTGTCATTATCCTGTTGCATGTAGCATGTATCATTCGAGCGTGGAAATCTTTGGCAACTCTCTGCATAGGCTCTTGTTTTGTTTCTGCATAGGCTCTTGTTTCTTTTGCATCCGGGTTTTTGGGCAGTTTTTGGCTAAAAATTATCCGTGTGTGTTTTTCTACTTATCCTAAGTACCAGAAATAATATGTTAGATTGGTGTCATCAAGTAAATCGTTCGTCGGATTCCGAGAACACATATCACACATCACCGAATATAGATTCAGTACTAAAGATACTGAATAGATAGTCAGTGGTTATAGAACCTATGCACAAGGTGTACTGTGCCTATTTCGGCAATATGCTTTATGTATGGTTCGGGTTTTTTCAGTGTATAGAGTCGTTGACTCTGTGAAAAATACCTTAACATTAAATATTAATAACTTGTGTGAGTGTAATGTCTTACGATTCGATTTATAGGAGGTTTATATGTCACAGAACATCAAAACAGTTAACGGAAAAACT